TCAGCTTTTGCTCTCATTGCATATTGACCTTTCATTAACAGTATAGTTATTTTCGTTAAGTTTTCGGATTAATAATTTTCGAAAATATTCATTCAAATCATATCTACCTAAATAAGCTGTTTTACTCATTCTCTCACCTACAATAATTTACTTTATGATATTGTACACTTTTAACTAATAATTATAAGTAAAGAAGGGTTATGTAAAATTAGGTAAAAAAGTTAAGTAAAAAAGAAAAGGTACGGAACAATCCCGAACCCTTTCATGTATGTATTACTTTATAAACTTATCATAAAATCGTTTAAACATTGTAAATGCTTGTTGACGTGTTAAAGCAGCAGTTGGATTATCACCATTTGTTAATTCATTTTCAATTGCCCATTTAGATGATTCCGTGTGAGATTCACCTACACTAGAAGTTGAATATAAATCGGCTTTATTATTTACATTTGACTTTAGTAGTACAATCTCATTATTTAACTCATTGATTTTAGATAATAACTCCTTATACTGTGACAATGTTAATTCATCTCCATTCACCTTAACCTTATTAAAACTGTCTGTTGCATAACCTTTATAATTATATTGTAAGTGAGGACTGTCTAGGAATGTTTCATCTCTCCACTCACCATCATTATCCCAATCTCCACCCCATGTGAATCCTAAAGACTTTGCATAGTTAATAGCACTCATAACATCTTTACGAATATAAGAATTGATTGACCAAGTTGCTTCCCCTTTTGAGTTTACTGGAACAAAGTCTAATGCTTGACCAACTAAATGATAAGACATCATTGTTTTTGAAGCACCTTTAGCAACATTCTCAGCTTGTTTCTCTTTAGTTCGAATCGTTTCGTATATCAGTATTTGAATCTGGTTATCAATACAATATTGATACCATTTATACGCAGCAATTTTCGTATGGTCTGCCAATTTATTCAAATTATTACGGTTACGATCATCATATATCATTTTGAATGTCATTATTTATCACCTGATTTATCTAGTGCAGTTGATTTGGCAAAATAGAAGGCAATTACAGTTAATATCACATTTTGAATAAAATCTGTGTCTAATACATCTTTGAGTGATAATACAGTAAATAGAAGCACTATAATAAATGCAATAATTTTTCGCACCTCAATAAGTGCTGAGAGTTTAGATTTCATATTGATCCTCCATTCACTAAGACTAATCCTAACAATGCCATCACAATTGCCCCGATTATTAAACGTAATATCCATGTTGTATTATTTTTGATGCTTTCCATATCGTCTTTCATGTCTTTAATTCCTGCCTCTGCAACTGCCATTCGTGTGTTTAAATTTGCTACATCTCCTTCTAACTTTGATATGCGTTGTTTATCGTCCATGCGATTTCACCTCTCAAAAGTTAATATAAAAACCTTCCATAATTAAATACGGAAGGCTATTTTATGTATTATTTAATAATTATGAAAAAGTTTGTGAAATTTGACATGCTCTAAATCCTTTATTATCAATACTTTTAAATTTCATTTCACAATCTATTTTCCATTAAAATTTGTATTTTATTAGACTACAATCTTTTTACTGCAAATCTACCCGTAATATCTTGTTGTGATAACTTTTCTAATTGTTCTTGAGTAACTACATCCACACCTTTATTTAACCAATCTTCATCACTAGGGGATGTACCTACAGGTTTCCATTCGGAAGTTGTTGCGTCAAAGTAGACATATGATGCGTCAGATTTGATAAATATTCTCTTAATTGGTGACAAATCAATTACATCATTGTATATTTCTAGTTCATCAATTTGACCATTGAAGAATGAAGTATTGTCACTTTTTTTACCTAATAGAAGGTTTAGAGAGCCAACACTACTGTCTAAATAGGTTGCAGTAGTTTTATATTCTGCAACACTCATATTATCAACATACAATTTTACTCCATTAACATTAGTAGTTCCATCATAAGTTATCAAAATATCATGCCACTGACCATCACATACATCTGTTATACTAGTTGGTGTATCTGAAAACAGGTAATTTGTTCCATTAGCCATTGTAAACGCTAATTTTCCACTATTGAGAACAACTATTCTTATTCCTGCTTGATTGGTTGCACCATTCTGATTGTTTAAAACATGAGTAGTTGATGACGGTTTACTTTGAGATTTTATTTTAAGTCTAATGCTTTTTTTACCATTTGGTATCACAGCATTATTAAATTGAACAAAATCATCTACACCATCAAAACTTAAAGCATTACCACTAATACCAACTACTCTCGTTGCACCCGTTACTGTTCCTATAGCAGTACCTTTACTATCTAATACATTCCCGCTTACTTCATCAAATTTAAACCAATGCACACCACATTTATCCATATTCTTTTGGGTTTTATATGCTTCAATTACACTTGATGTCATATTTTCACTCCTTCTTACGTCACATCATGATTCTTAAGTGACGTTAATATTGATTACTTACATTCTTTAAAAGATTACTTTTATCGGAAGTTTCTAACTCGCTGCATCTACATAATTGATCGTGTACGTACCACTGTTATTAAATGTAAATGTCATTTCACCTGTTGCTTCGTCATATGTCCAGTTGACATCATTTGCAGATTCATTTTTACCGTACATTGAAACGCTTAATGAAATCTTGTCATTTTTTGCATCGTCTAAATATGTTGGTCTTTCAATGTAATAAGCAAAACGAATAAAATTACTATCATTTCGTGCAATATCTAGTTCTGCACTTGTCAATGTGTCAGTAATGGATTTTGGCATACCTTTACTTGCAAAATCAACTTTATCATTTACGTTCACAACAACCCATGAAGTACCGTCCCATGCCTTAAATGTTATTCCGCTATCAAATGATACTGCTATTAGACTCTTACCATTACCGATAACTTGAGTAATAAATGCAATTAAGTCTAGCCATTCCACACCCATCAAACTAATATCACCATTTGCTATTGATACACCGTTTGTATCTTGTAGACCTTTAATTGTTACTTTTGATCCATCTACATCGATTGTTGCATCAACACCAAACTCTATAAATTTACTAAAATCAATTTCATCACTTTCAAAATAATCTGGCACAACTTCAACTAGAGCGTATTCCCATGTATCTCTAATTCTCATAAATCCGTCATATATAATACTATCGTCTGAATCGAAGTTACTTGCATCAGCATTGTTGTAATCGCATGTGTAATGCACGATTCCTGTTGTATTGCCTGTGTATTGCAGTACACTTGCTGCAACTTCTTCTATTTTTAATGGAGAACTAAGTTGAATTGTATGCGTATATGGTGCAGTGACATTTAGCTTTGACGTGGATTTAACCGATCCGCTAACACTGATATTTGCAATATTAGCAACTTTGTTGATTAACTCTTGTAAAGTATTGTACGAGTAAGCAACGACACCTTTATTAGTTAAATTGTTTGCAAACGTTACTTTAAGTTGCTGTAACTTTGTCGCCATATCGCTAAATGTATCGCTATTATTTAATGGATTTCCAATAGCACTAGCGATACTTTGTTTTCCGCTATTGGCATACGTAAAAAGTTCTGCAAGTGCATCTTCCACAGTTGTAGCAGTAAATAAGTTTCCGCTATCTGTAATTGGTGTCTCAGCAGCATTTTGTTTTTCGTATCGTGATTTTGGTAAAATTCCTGTTGTTTCTGTTTCAAGATTGATTGGATTTGTTGAAAAGTCTCGTACTTCTCCACCTTTAAACTCTCCGGCAAATCCCCACGTAGAACCATTATAAATATAAATTGTGGAAGAACCGTCTTTCGTTTCATCTGCTAACACAATGACCATATCTTGAGCGGACATATCTGTTAAGGTTAATAAATCTGCATGAGTATCAACAGATGTACTAAAGTTACCAATACTTGTTAATGCGTTTAATTGTTGTTGGATATTGCCTGTTACACCTTGTAGCGAGTTTATTTCAATGATTGTTGCAAGCAATCCATCTAGTGTTTTTACAGTTAATTTACCACCGATATTTTTAATCGTGCTGTCATCCACAAAATCAACTAAATATCCACTCGTACCACTAGCCGACATTTTCACTTTTTCATCTGCGGAAGACACTGGGTTGCTTTCTAATGCCACAATCCGTGACGAGTGACTAGCAATTTCCGTTGCGTTTGCATCGATTTGCGACCTTTGTGCAGGCGATACAAATACTTTAGTCGATGTCTCAATCACGCTATTTGCACTAATTGGACCTCCTGTGCCACCGCCATAACTACCATCATCCACAACCCATTTGTTATCAATCGGATTCCATAACTGCGGAATAGGTGAACCAAGCGCATCGCGTAATAGCTTAGTTTGTGCAAAATCTACATCGTTTGCAGTAATAAAACTACCGTCTGTTGTTTGTACTGCGAACATTTGTAAATCTAGGTTGAAATACTGTGGTACGTCACTACCGAGCATATCTCGGATTAATTTTGTTTGTGTAAAATTTGTCATACTCTCACTCCTTTTTGCATAATAAAAACCCTCCACGATTGTGGAAGGTTACTCTACTAATCTCATTTTTCGAAAGTTTAATGGGAATGGGGTGGATTTCATTTTTGCACGTATTACCTTAATGAAATACGGGTATGATTCATTTTCGTCGATTCCCCAAATTGTATTGAAATTCCAATTTTCGAATGTTGCTTGTTGTTTCATTTCGTGTGTGCTTCTAGATTCACCTTTACCATTATCCGTATGTGTAAATCCAACAACTTCCCTGTCATAATAAGAATTAACAACTATTACATCATTACTATTTGTACTAACAGGACCGCTTATCAATCCACCCACCCATAAAGACATCAATTGTTGCTGTTGTTCGTCAGGATTATCCAATTTCCAATTTACTTTACCTGCGTAATAGCAATTAGTAATCGTACCTAATCGAAAATTCCCAATAAAGCCTGCCACAGATAAATTGTATTTCCTAGATAAATCACGTCCGCTTGTAACTTCGCACAATGAATAACAATTTTTAACAGCTTGGGTACGTGCCACACCAATAAAACCACCAACACTGTTAGCTCGATTTCCAATGTTAACAATGCCGGAAGTATAACATGATTCAACTATATCACCGTATAATCGCCCACATAACGCTCCTGCGTATAAATTTACATACGGATGTTGGTCTGGCATGTCAGGCAAATGAATATAAACGTTTTCTAAATAAATATTTTTTAAGAATATCTCCCTATAAACACCAAACTCTCCAACAGCACCAAATAAACCAATAAATAAGTTAGTTAAAGATACCGTTGTATCAAACGGTGGTAATGCAATAATTTTTAAGTTAGTTATCTCATGTCTACCACCATCATATCCACCAAGGAATGGGTTAATATGGTCACCTATCGGAATCCAATTACCATAAGAGATTAAATTTACATCCTTTACTTGTTTATAGTATGCGCTCATGTTATGTCTTACAGCGTTTAGGTCTTGTGCATCCTCCACAAGGTAAGGATTTTCTTTTGTACCATCGCCACCACCAAAATGTCCATTCGCCATACTACGTCACCTCGTTATAGCAAACAACTTGTGCGCTAACCATTGCATTTGGATAACTTGATACATCTCCACTAGCTAACACCCGTATACCTCTAGCTTTCAGCGTTGTTTCATCTCTATACGGTGTTGCAACTAAATCGATGTTTGTCACAGCATCAATACTTGTAATACTTGTTACAATGGATTCTATTTCATCATATCCATCTTCATTTTCAAATTCGAATATGATTTCATAGGCTAACATAGCTGTTGCAAACTCAAGAGAATAACCTTTTTTTGGTTGAGCACCTGTTTTTTTATAAACGAATTCAACTTCTGCTTTCGGATTATCAGCCGTTAAAACAATTTCATAATAATCATCGTAATATTCACCAATAAACTCATACCCATCTATTTTTGGAGCGTAGATATAAGCCGGATTAGTTGTTGGCTTTGTGAATTTATGTTCCTTGATTGTGATAACAACACCGTTTTCATCTTTACATTTAATCGTGATAAGTCCATCGATTTCTACAAATTCGATGTCAACACCATACGCTTCGATAATTGTTGAATCTACTAACGCAGTATTATCAATTAAATCTATAAAAGGTATGGATGTTACAACAATCGTTATTCCTGCATATCCTCCCTCATTATAAGGAACATAACCCCAGTTATCTAAACCGAGTGCATCTTCTTCCTCGTACCAATCGGTATACAAGTTACCTCGATAAAGATACGTATCTAACATAGTTAGATAATAACCGTTAAAATCTTCTTTCAAGTTTGCAAACACATCAAATAGTGCTTTCCCTGTTAAGTGCTTTATCGTTGGCTTTACCGCTATGTTTTGGTCGTTAATGTAATCGATAATCGATTGTTTAGGTACGCTTACATCACCAAGCGATAACACGTCTAAATCACCTAATCGAAATTCTGATAAGTAATCATTTTCTGGAATAGCGGTATTTTTAACCGTTACTAAATACGTATGTGTCGTGTCGCCATCCACAATAGATATTTTAATGGTGCCTGTTGCTTTTTTCGGATACTCCCCATCAATTACCAGTAATCCATCTGCATTAAATTTATCGCTGTTGTACGTAACATCGTCAATGATTGCTGTGATATTGCTTTTGTATTCTTTTTTGACCTTTATTCTTATTCCATTTACTTTGCCGTCAACTTCTAGTGTCGCTCCTGTTTCGGTGTCTAATCCTTCAAGCGATAAACAATCGTTTTCTCCTACCTTTAATTCATCGAGATATGGAATAAACGGTATATCTGATTCAACTTTAAGACCAATCGCAACAAATATCGAATCCTCTGCCCTCACAGGACTATCCGCTAAATAAGACCAATCATAAAAGCTAACTACTAGAGTGACATAATCGTTATTTTTAAGCGGTACTTTTGTTTGTAATTGTGCTGCGGTTAGTTCTTCCGCAGTTGTTGTATAATTACCGTTTCCGTCACTTTTCGAATGAATTAACGTTAATTTTAAATGCGTCCATGATGGTTTTAGTTTCGCTAATATGCCTGTTAATTGCTTGTCTGTACTGTGCGTTGATAATGGCTCAATTTTATCAATTTCACCTTTTAAAAACTTCAATGCTTGTTCCGTTTCATCCGATGCTAATTCTAAACATTCTACATCACCGATTTTAAACGATTCTAAATAACGATTTAATTCGTCTAATTCTTCTTTTTCCTCATCTTCTTTCAAATAATCGGTAATATCACGCGGCACACGACCAATATTGACGTGGACATTTGCTTTTTGAAACGGATCATACTCTATATAAATAATTCGGCTATAAAAATCTAAATCTAGTACATTCGCATAAACGTGTACATCATCCCCGATTTTCGCACCGACAAGATTTTCATATCCTTCCAAATGCGCCAAATCGACTATATCCACTTCATAGCTTGGGATAGGATAACCTTCGTTTTCATCCACAACAGTTAAGTCATATTCTTCACGAATATCGATTAAATTTTCCCCGACTTTAAATTCAACGTTGGTACTCATTCCAAGATTATTACCACGTTTAGCAACTAAACTAATCGTGAATTTATGCCAAATAATTTCAAGACCGAATAAATTTGCTACGTCAATAATTCGTTTGCGAATACTATCGTTTTCTCCTGCTTTATAATACTTAATTTCCGTTTCCGCAATCGTGCCAATCGTAAACCAATCTCCAAGAGGTGCTAACATCGATTCAATCATACCGCGAGCAGTATCTTCAAATTCGGTTAATTCACTGTTATATGCGTTGTTTAATCGGTATGATACATGCTCGCAATTAACTGTGTAATGTCGACTTAAATTCCGAGAGATACGAAATACTTGGAAGTAATCGCCATCTACTTCCACAACATTACCCATTAAATTTTTAGTCGTTGCATCGTAAATCGTGTCAAACTTAAATGTATACCCACCGTTTATTTGCTCCGAAACTAATGGATTTAAAACATTTTCAATTGTTCCTTTTTCATTGAATGAATAGTCTAAGATTTTTAAAGCAATTGTCATGTACCCACCACTTTCATTGTAGGTTTACATAAAAATTCGAGTGTTATTTCGTTACTCCATTTCCTTCTCAATTCATCCACAGTGATTGAAGAAATCGAAATTGCTTCATAATAATAATTCGAATCATCGTCAAAAATGAGTTGTGACCAATTTTCAGTGGTCAACCATGTATCTAATTCTCGACCTACTTCAAATATAGATTTTCCATTCGGTATTTCGATTAAGCACTCGATAGGCAATGTAAATGGTTGTTTCGAATTATCGGACAACAAAATAACATTATCTGAATGTGGAATAGAAACGTATGAGTGCTTTCGTTCTGCTACTAATATTCGATTTGATTTAATTGATTTGATATATTTATTCTTACTATGTACACTGTTAAACGTAAACCCACTCACCATCGACCACCTCCACGATTCTTAGATTGTTGTAAGTTATATAATTCTTTTGCGATTTTCTTAATGTCGGCTTCTTCACGGACTACTAAACTAGCGACATTGATGTTGATGTCTCCACCTAACATTTGTTGCGTTCTGTCGTTCGGATGCACTTTCGCACCTGTTGGCATTTCAACTAATTCGGGACCTTTTTCTCCGACAATTGCCATACCGCCTTTGAAGTAATTCGTACCCTTCGCCAACATCGGAATTTCAGGAATATTAATACCTTTTCCACCAACACTCGGAACCCAATCAGGTACTTTTAATTTATTGATTCCACGAATAAATTGATTAATTAAGCCAATCACACTATTGATAGGTTTCTTGATTACATCCTTCAACCCTGACCAAATTGACGATATTTTATCCTTAATATTTTGAAAGGTTTTAACAATACCATCTCTGAAATTATTGAATTTATTTACTGCTCCATCCACAATATTTGAGATAATATTCGACAAAAATTCTTTGATATTTGAAAACACCTGTGATGTCACTTGCTTAATTTTATCCCAGTTATTAACTACTAATTTAACGAGTACTCCAAAGAGACCTGTTGTAAAGAATGTTAGTAGCTCATCTCCCCATTTACTAAAGAAATCCTTAATACCATTCCACACGTTAAATGTTATATTCTTGACATTTTCATAAGCACTTGATAAAAAATCAGATATAGATGATATTACAGACATAAATACCTGCTTTATGCCTTCCCACAATGATTTGAAAAATTCACTGATAGGCTCCCAATTCTTAAATATTAATGCAGCTAATGCGATAAAACCTACAACTGCTCCAACTGCAATAGCGATTGGGGCTGAAATTGCTCCAAATGCCGTACCTAATAATGGCATAAGTGTCATTATTCCATTTATAACGGGTGCTAATAATGCAATCGCTCCTGCAATCCCTGCAATAGCACCTACTACAATTGTAATCGTTCGTGCGAGTTCGGGATTATTATTCATCCATTCGATTATACTTGCAACAAAACCCATAACTGCGGATGTTACTGGTGCTAATGTTTCGGCAAATTTACCCGTTTGTAATTCTAACTCTGCTTGCGCTAATTGATTTTCATATAAAGCACCATTCATTTCCTTATATGAATCTAGGAATGATTTCGCACCTGTGTTTGACAAGGTTTCTAGTACAAAATCCATTTCTGTACCATTTTTCTTTGCTTTGGCTAACCCATCATTAAAAGTGTCTAAATTCATTCCACTACGTTCTAAATACTCACCAAACGAACCTATAGCTTCACCCGTTGCCAATGTTTCTTGTAACCCATCAGCTAAACCTTCGAGCTTTAACGTATCTGAAAACTGAATAGCAGCACCCGTTAAATGTTCCATTGTTTGTGCTAGTTGCGATTGATCCATATCAACGTTCGCTAAGTTATTAATCGCTTCAACCGCACTATCCATCTCACCAGTAATCGCTACAGATTCTTGTAAAATTTTATCAATCGCACCACTCGAATTATCAAACCCTGTATTCGCTAACACTGCGTTCATTTTGGCTAAATCTCCTGCGGTTTCTTGACCTGCTACCGCCAAACCACCTAATGCAGCTACACCTACTGCGGCACCGCTTGCAATACTGTCTCCGATTTCTTTACCAACTTGTTTTGCTTCTGAACCAAGTGATTTTAATTCAGACTTCATTTTATCGATTCCACTTGTATCTGCTTTTACATCAATTTTTGCTTGTACTGTATCGGCTTGCTTTTTAAATGCTTCTAACTTGCCTTGTGTGATTTCAATTTCACGCTTAAATTCTCGATAAGCAGTAGCATCAATTTCACCATTGGCAAATTGTCGATCCACTTCTGCTTGTGCTTGTTTTAACGCATCTAATCGTGTAGATGTCTGATTAATCGCATCTTGCAATACTTCAAATTTTTGACTAAGTAATGTCGTATTACCTTCATCAAATTTTAACGCCCTATTAATTTGACTGAGTTCTTTTGCGGTATTTGACGATGCTTTATCTACGTCTTTTAGTGCTTTTTGAAATGGCTTAGAGTCACCCTCAATAGTAAGAGTGATACCTTTGATATTTTTTGACAATATATCTCACCAACTTTCTTTAAAAAAATAAAAAGCACCTACTAATTTAGTAAGTGCTAGGATAAAAATGCATCAATATCAGATTGTGTAGCCATTCTTGCTTTCGGTTCTTTTTCTTCATGTAAATCAATATAAGCATCAATATAATCAATGCAATCACCATAAGACATTTCTTCTAAATCGTTTGTTGTCAATTTACACTTGTAACACAGTGCAATAAATTCTTCAGTGGTAGGTAAATCATCCTCTGATAATGGCGTACTTGATATTGATGCACTATTTACTTTTTTTGTGATGAGTCTAACATAACCGTTAATAATTCCAATACCACTGGTAATGTATCTGATAGTGGAATCGACACAAATTGTTCTTCCCATTCCAATGGAGATGGAATTGTTTTATCTGCTGTTTTTGCAAATAGCCATAACAAGTCACTAAAGAGTTCAAAATCAATTTGTGCTATTGTCTCATCATCTGCTTTTAATTCACCGTTCACTATGTATTGATCTAACTTCTTCAATCGAAATATGTCGGCAATAAAGTCTCGTCTAAATTGCATTTTGTATCTACGTAAACAAGATGCATTTACTTTTAAAGATACTTCCTTCCCATCAATAATCACTACTTTTTCCATTTGATTACGCTCCTGCTACTGTTTTTTCATGAATTGTTGTATTCCAAGCATCGTATACAGTTGCATCTACTTCAACACTTGTTTGTGCTTTAATCATGTAATCAGTTGGACGAGGACGAGCATTAAATGTTAATTGACTTGTTTGCGGTTCTACTGTAGCAGATTTTGTTTGTGAAGCAATTGTAGGACGAGTAGCAGTACAGTAATATAAAACTGCTCTACGTGCTTTAACATCACCGTTAATTTCAAATGTTAATGCAAACTTTTTACTTTTTGCTTCAGATGATTCATATAGAACTCCATTTGACAATTCTTCACCTAGTACGTCAACTAGAAACGATTCAGGTAAATCAGCAATTTCTAATTCCCCATCATAACCGTTGTTGATTTCTGCTGACCAGTAGGTAATATCGTCTGCATGAAACTCTGTTAATTCGCCATTAGGTGCAATTGAAATACTAACACCACCTGCTAATGGCTTAGGTGTATCATATGTAATATTTCCTGCCGTTTCTGTAATCACTGCATAGTGTACATTTTTCAATCCATACTTAATTTTATTTGACATTATAAAGTCACCTCATATGTTATTTTGTAAATTTTTTCTTCATTGATAAAAACACTCGAATAATCAAAAGGTAACTCATTGTCTTTCAACAACTGTTTCAATTGATTTTCGAGTGTTATATCTTTCTTTTTTGTATAAAGTTCAATGTCTACATTCGTAAACTCTTGATATGTAGTATTATCTGCATTAAAATTATCGCTTCCTGTGACCAAGTAACAAATGAATGGAGGAGTTTGAGGATCATTAAAATGAGAGTATGTGACAGGAATATTTAATGTTTCTAATGCTTGTGCTAATTCTTGTAATATCATTGTCTGATTACCTCCTCAACCTTCCTTGCAAATTCATCAATCATTTGTTTTTCCACTGGTGCAATATGTGGTTGTCCTTCTACTCGACCTGTACCATTAGCTTTAACGTGAGATTTTTCAAGTAGATGAGTCAATTGATAATCGGTTTTATTATGTACAATCCATTTACCATTCACCTTTTTAGCTCTCCAACCTTTAGCATAAGAGCCTGTCAATTTCGGTGAATTAAGTTTAAGTTTCTTTACTCCATCTTTTGCAACTTGTTCAGCGACCACTTCTATTTCTTCTGCTACTTCTTCCACATATTCCGCTAACTGTTTGTTAATTTCTCTCGCTAAGTCACTGATATTAATTGCCACCGACTCTCACCTCACAATATAATTCAATATTCTCGCCTTTCTCGTAAGTACGATAGATTAAATAAGTTTTATTGTTGTAGATGAGTTCTTTTTCATTGTCATAATCACTAACACGGATTACAAACTGATATTCAGGTTTAATTCCTGTTTGACCTGCGTTAAAAAATTCTGATTGGGCAATACTTTTTTTATTTGCAAATACTTCTCGATTAGATTTCACTTCAATTTCCTGCAATAAATCATCTTTTGTAATGGTCACATTAACTAGCGAAATCACATCTTTAAACATCGTCACTGTAATCACCTGCTAATGATAAGTGATTTTTTAACGAATCATAGGAACGTCCATATTTCTCACTATCCGCATTCTCTAAGCCAAAATGGGATTTACAATATGTAATGACTGCACGTAAAATTAGCGGATCATCATTAGTAAAATTAATGACACCACTTAAAAATAAATCTGCTAATGCACCATCAATTAAATCTTGTATCTCATCATCAAATGCATTATTACTAATCCGTAATGCTTTCTTGACTTTTTGTAGCATTATTATCACTCGCTTTCTTTTTACGTGTAGCTTTCTTTGGTTTTGTTAATGTCTCCACTTCCTCATTTACTTGAATAATTCCAAGTTGTTGCAGTAATATTACTCGTTCATAATCATCACAAATATAAAAAGAATCAGGCATGTAATACACGCCCGACTCCTTATCACAAAAATATTTAATTACTTTATGTTTCATAGGTATCACCTAATTAAACTTGTGGAGCTAAGATTGAGAATGCTTTCTCATGCGTTACATTACCGTCAACAATTGTGTATGCTGAGAATCCTGTTTTACGTGCTTTTAAATCACGCTCAGATTCAACGCCAATTGATTGATTAGTATTTACTGCATAACCTTTTGCATTACCAATGATAATTGTACCGTCTGGAATAGCCGAATCCACTTTAACAGGGAATCCTAACGCACGACCTACTCCACCTGTCACTACGTCACTAATGAATAACGGTCTTCCATTCCCATCTACAACATTACCCAAAACATTCCACACAGTTGAGTTAGATGCATAAATCGCTGTACCTGTAATATGTTTAGCACCAATTTTAGATACCGCATTTGTTAAGTCACTATAAACTAATCCTGCCGTCGCATCGTAAGTAGATTGTTGAGAAGTCACACCTGCTAATGCTGTTAATACTCCTGTCATCTCTTTTACTCCATTACCGCTAATGGATTGTCTTCCAAGTTCTGTACCCACACGCTCAACAATTTCACCTTTTAAGTACTCAAGAAATGCAGGAATTGACATAGCATCTAATTTAAATGATACCTCAATGTACTTAGATACTTCTTTCGCACCTAATTGAACTTCAATAAATGTGTTTACTTCTGTTTCAGTCGCTTCTGATTCTAAATAGCTTTTTGCATCACCTGATACAATTGCTGAATGTTTCGGTAAAGATAGGAAGCCTTTTACTTGTAATTTTTTCGCATCAGCATAGAAAGGTGATTGTGCTTCAATTTCTGTAATGATTTCATTTAAAGTTGTTGTTGGAATTACTACACCTGTATTTGCAGTTGTATGATTATTCATCTCTACAAATACTGCATTTTCTTGAGTTGTTAGTTCTTGCCCCATGAATGTTTTCGCAAATGCATTAACATATAAAGTTTCATTGCTCATTTCTTGTACGTTTTCTAATTTTGTCATAACTGTTAGGTCTCCTTTGTTTTCAATCGATTTATTTTCTAATTCAAATGTTTGAGTTTGTTCTTTTAAAGCATTTAAGTTAGCCATTTCTAATTTAACTGCTTCAAATTGCGCATCTAATGATTCAATTTTTTTCATTTTCGCTTGAGCATCTTCTAATAATCCTGCATTGATTAATTCCTCTGATTCCTGTACTAATGCGTTACGTTGTTCTGTATAATTTTCAAATGTCATGATTATTTAATCTCCTTTAATTTTAATAGTTGTAGTTGTGCCTGTAATTTTGGCAATAAAAAATCCACTTCATTTGATTGAAGTGAATCTACTTTATTTTTATTAAATTGTTCAATTAACTTTTCAGGTAACATTGCTACTTGATATGTACTGGCTACTAACTGTAGATTGGATTGTTGTTTATCACTAAACATAATTTCATCAATAAAACCTAATTCCAATGCCTTTTGTGGACTCAACCAAGTTTCGTTATTCATCATTTTTAATATCTCATCATGTGATAAACCTGTTTTAATAGTGTAGGCATTCGCAATTGTTTCATTCGCATTCTTTAATACTTCTGCTGTATGTTCCATTGTTCGATAATCACCTTGATTTTGAACACTAACATTATGTATCATCATTTGGGCAGTTGGTGACATTAATACTTTATCTCCAGCCATTGCAATAATTGAAGCTGAAGAACCTGCAAATGATGGAATTTTAGTTATCACTTCTCCATTATGTTCTTTAAGTGCTGTGTAAATTTCACTGCCCGAAAAGACGTTTCCACCACCTGAATTAATGACTATCTCTACATCTTCTCCACTATTTAATTGACCAATGACATCATTTGGACAAGTAGATTCTACCTCATAAAAGTCATATGCTTGTTTATGGTCATTACTAATAATTACACCTTTAATATCAATCTTTTTCATTTATTCACCTCCAATCAAGTAGCTTCTTTTGTTTGTTCAGATTGTTTTGCAGTATCTAAACGTAATAAATATTCATCACCATGCTCAACTGGATGCATATTTAAAATCAATCTAACCTCATTCGGATTCATAACTCCACGGTCTAACATTTGAACAAGTTGTAATTTTGTGGACATACTCGCAAATGATAGGTTTGAACCTTCAAATACTACCTTGTTACCAAATGAACGTTCTTTACGTGTAAATAATTTGCGTGTAAATTCATTTGAAAGTTGAATAATAATTGGTTCTACACTTGATTCATAGAAAGAAATCCATTCATTTTCACTATATGATGATTGGATAATCTTTTCGTTCACATTAAAGAATGAGTAAATACGATTTGTTGTCTCTTTCATCTGATCCGCATTTGGCATAAATGATTTCGGTTCAACTCGCTGTGCATCAACCTTGTTATCTACTGAAGCTGCACCTGCTAAATCGCTATCCATATTTAAGAATGAATCAACAAATTCCTTTGTACTTTTCTTCAAGTCTTCAGGTTTTAAGTTGGCATTGTATTTAAGTAGCCATTGGACAACATTACTATTTTTAATAGCCTTGATGATTCCATTATCAATCGTATGTACAACTTCCATCATCGTCTTGAGTGCTTCAAAATTACTATCCCCGAATATTTCATTCTCATTGAAATCTTGTCTCAAATGGATAATATCTTTATAAGCAAAGACAACACGTTTACCATTTTTCAAAGTAAACCTTAAAAATAATTCACCTATTCCATTTCGTAACGCCTCTACATTACTAGCAGTAATCGGATATAAACCAATTGGATAACCGTATTCATCACGATTAATGTAAATAAATGCATTATTATTTAACTCTAAATGGCTTACTGCTTTTTCTAATAATTGTTGCATTGACATTAATTCATTCGGTTCTTCTAATAAAAATTTCATGTACGGTTCAGGATTTACTTTTAGTCCTGTCTTATCTTCTCGGATATGTTTTGCCATTGTTTTAGATACCGCTTTTGCTTTAACACGAATAATGGATCGGATTAAATCACTTTGATAGATGTTTCCATTCCACATAAAAAAGCCATTATTGTCGTCTGTTATCATTTGATACTTTGAGACAGTAACCGCTTTTTGTTCTTCTTTATTTGATTTCCATAAATCGCTGAGTTTCAATTTCTCACCCCTTTCTTATCCAATCATGTTGAGGTAATCATTTTTCTTATCCATTAGAATTGTATAAGCACATAAATGACTAATTGTACCGTCTATTCGTTTACGTGGATCACGTCCTTTTACTGGTGCAATATTTCCATTAGTATCAACTTTGATTTCAGTATTTACAAGACACATCTTTGTTAAATTATTATTGTTATAATTAATCAAATTCGCTCTTAAATCTGCTTCAAAATTTTTCATTGGATCACTTAATGTGATAGCACCTTGTCGCACAGGTATCATTGCATCTCTACCTAGTTCACTTTTGAAATTATCTAGTGTCGAATCATCAACATGCCATCTGTCATATCCACACCATAAAATATAAATTCCATATTGCTCACGAATTTCAACTACCCAATCTAACACATCACGCATATCTATTTTATAATCGCCCGATGTTCTTAATAGTCCTTTGGTATGGAATGTTGAATAAGGCACTCCATCCTCTTTAGACCTTTCGAGTAACGTCATTGAAGGAAGCCAATACATTGAATGACTATAAATTGTATCATCATTTGGTTTCATTAATAATAAAGTTGCGGCTGTTAAATCTGTCGTTTCAGACCTATCGAATCCTAATATGCCATATTTAAAACCCATCTCTTTAATATTAAATGTCGCTTCATTATTAAGTGTTTCCCATGATAACCATGCTGTACTTGCAGATTGTTTAACATTAAAATCCTTCACTAATACAGTAGGTTTAAAGGATGCATCTACTTTCGCCTTTTCAACATATCCACGTAGTTCATCACGCTTCTTAATTACATCTAAAGCGGGATTTGCTTTAATCCAACAATCCTCAATTTCCCATTCATTGACATCATCTAATTCATAGATAAATGCAAGGAAATGTTCATCATTAATCTTTCCATCTAATACATCACACGCATAATCGTATTGAGAATCAAAGATATTATCTCGTACAAATCCATTGGTACTAATTGTTGTAATCAATGGTTGTTCTCGTGCTGATGTAGATTGCTTCATTAAATCGTAAATGTCACGATTTTTAATTGCTGCCAGTTCATCCACGCAAACGTAGTGACTATGAAGACCATCAAGGCTTTGAGTGGCACTTGCTAATGGTTGTAATTTACTAAATGTATTTGCAAAATATAAATCCGTCTTACGTTTCTTTAAATGACTACTTAACAATGGACTTTGCGAAACCATCTTTAACGCTTCTTCAAATCCCTTATAGGCTTGTTGAAGTTTAGTGGCTATAAAATAACACTCTGCTGAACCTTCACCATCTCCAATTAACATGAACAGACTTAATGCACTATTCTCAGTTGTTTTTCCGTTCTTTCTTCCACGCAAATCAAACACTTCGGTATACTTTCTGAATTTCGTTTCTTGATGTACAAATCCGAATGTTGCTTGTAATTTTGCCTTTTGAAATAACATCAATTGCATAGGCATCCCCATACTACTTCCTTGAGCAGTACAACAAAATGTTTCAATAAATTCAATCGGTTTGTTAGCTAACTCTAAATCAAATATGTATGGTTCCTTTGGATTATTAATATCATCTACTAATTTTTTATATTGCTGTTTAATCCTCTTACAAGCATTGATTTCTCCTGATTCAATCTTTTCATAGTATTCTAGTATGTAATTAGTCATCTACATCACTTGTGCTTTTCCAAAAACACTTGTAATGGATCAGGAGTATCATTGCTTTTATTATTAGTAGGTTCTTCCTTTGGGTATAATTCTGACAACTGTTTGTACAATGTGGAATATCGTTGGATTGTAGTGTTATACGTTTTGACAGCAGGATGTTCCCTTAAAATGGAATATGAACCTTGTGGCATTTCGTCTATTACACCTGTTTCATTAATTTCTTGTTTCAATTCATCTAATGTAACTGCCATAAAAGCCAATTCAATTATCAATTTATCTGCAATAGGTTGTTTATTTTTTGGTAAATTATTGTAGGTTCGTTTAAGTTTTGATAGCTCTTTTTTAATCAGTTTTTCTTTCTCTTCCTTTGTGTAAATCGCCATTCATTCCACTTCCTTTCATTTAATATTGGTTAAATAGTGGGGCTTACATTGAAAAAATCAGATGGAGGAAATTTAAGGTATCCCCACCGGTACTTATATCCTTTTAATTCAATTATTCAAAAGGGGGACTATTCACCTAGATAAATCAAGTTTCCATCCTCATCAAACATACATCCTTCAGGAACTCCATCATTCTTTTTAAAATGTTCTTGGTTGTGACACTTAACACAGACAACCTCAAGATTATTCCAATCTAAAGTAACATCTGGATTATTAATATTATCAATGTCAATCCATACTTTGTGATGAACTATTAATCCTGCTTCCCCACACCTCTCACACAACCCATGTTGAGACTTGAAATAAGCATCCCTCGTCTTCTTCCATGCTTTACTCTTATAAAACTTTTTCGCTAACGCTGTATGCTCTAATGTCAAATGGATCACCTACTTTTAAACATAATAAAAAGCCACATTCCAACAAGGAATATAGCTTTAATTTTACTCAACAATATAAGTAATACTTTTTGAACTCGGTAATATATAAGCATCATTATGCCTATCGAAACGGTGAGCATATGCTTCAATTTTATTTAATACTCTTACTTTTTTTAATCCGTTACTTTCACTAAATTGTTGAACGCTATTGGATATGACTAATACATTATTAGTTTCATTTAATAATATTCTTAGTTGTCTTACAGTGTATTCTTCGCCAACCGTTAATTCTGTTATTACTTCATCTTGATAATACATCATATGTACAAACACCTCCTCCCACACTACTAATTATAGTATGAAAAGGAATTATCTACCGTATTATTTTAATCTAATAATTGTTTAATCTCCGCTAACAATTGCTCACTCGACTTATCTTTATGTTTATCAACATCAATACCTTGCTTAATTAAATTCTCTTCAATTTTAGCCAACAATCGTTCTTGTTCCTTAATTAATTCGTCAATCTTATTTAATCTTTTCTGTTCCATAATTAATCCCTCCAATATTAATCAATATAAAAAGAGGACAGCCGATTCTAGCCATCCTCGATATATCCAATATGTAACATTTATAAATAAGTATTAAATATGATATGTATTAATTAGCATCTCGATATTTTAAAATAATCTTTTGTATAGTGCTAAAGTGCGCATTAAATTTTTTTGACATCTCAAGATACCAATCACACACTTCACCAAACTTTAAATCTGCCTGAACGTATTCAGTTAGCAATTGTTCAATTTCTTCTTTTGATAGATAATTTCTATCTTTCCCCATTTTTCTACGTCTTAAATTTTCGGCTCGTGAGACCAATTCGAGATTTGTAAAACGATTGTCAGATTGATCGTTATTTAGATGGTCTATTTCTAATCCTAATTTACCTTTATAATCGAATCCTTCGAGAGCAGCTAACATGATTAAATGATGTACCGACTCACTTTTAAATTCCCCATCATCATTTTTTACTGTTACATGCACATACCCGAATTTATTGGGATTGGCGACCTTCCAATCTTGTTTCTCCTTATCCCAAATACGTCCATTGCGTAAATCGGCAAGATATTTTGAGTAACCTTTGATTTCCTTTAGAGTGTCTAAATCTAATCCACTAATCAATTTTTTGTAAATACTGTTCATAATTTAACTCCTCCAATTTTTAATTTTTTCCTTTTATTTACTTGCTATGTAATCAATAATTTTCGTCAACATCTCTTCACTTATTTCAATCTCTGGCTTGTTAAACCACTGGCTAATCCACGCGGAGCTACAATTGCAAACCGATACAGAAGCTAAATCTTTTTGCTTAATGCGTTTTTTTCTCATCTCCCCTAACAATTGAATTCTTTCTTCGAAATTCATCTCATTTTCACCTCTTTTTCTTTCAATTTCGTTATTGCTATATGATTATTAATTTGGTATAATTTAAAATGGGATATTATAAATAATTTAAGTAAAAAATAATAAAAAATATAAAGTTAATCCTCCATGTTCCTTTAAAAGAGAAATGTCCTGCTACATTGTCGGCAACATAACAGGACTAAAGGAAATAAAAACTATACTATTGGAGGATGGGAATAATGGTAGATTGCTGTCCAATCACCTTCTATTCCCTATAGACTATTCTTATAAAACCTACTAAAACCATTGATTTTAAATGTTTTTAAATGGCTTTTTTCTATAATAAATTCCCTTGTACCGTAACATTATGATACTTTTTTATTGCGCTGTTTGCTTACTCGTAATTTTGCAGCCTCTCTCTCCGCATTTTCTGCACAACTTTTACATCTACGTTGACTATGATGTGTAGGTTCAAACTCTTCTTTACAATCCATACAATCCTTTAAGTTTAATAGATTATATTTTAAATTAGCGTAAATTTTATTACCGAACATATCCCACAGTAGTTGTTTATAAGGTGTCTTTGTAGTGTATAGATGTTTAACTAATACATCAACAACCTCATCAATCTTACCTAGTTTTAATAACTCTTTTTTCGTTGCACGAACGACATAAAGTTGATTTATTTTAACATCATTGCCTTTGAGTTCCTTTTTAATCTCTAGCCCTTTATATTTAGTTAATTCTTCATATGTATCAATAATTAATTGATTGGATTTTCTCTTGCTATTCGTCATCAATAACTTATAATCGAATGACCCACCTTTAAATGATAATTGTTTCACTTTAAAAATATCGAATAAGCGATTAACAGTACGATTGTTACGAGCCAATACCTGCTTTTGCTTCTTATCCTTCGCCTGAATAAAGAATGTTGGTAATTTTCTAGCCTTTAACTTATTTATTTTAACCTGTAAATCTTCAGGAAGCTCTGCCTCCCAAAGTGTTTTGGCATAATCTATATATTGATTATTGATGTAACACAACTGTTTTACTAGCTCTAAATCTTCATCAGTAATTTCATCTTGATTGAATATCTTAGTGATGTTATTACTAATTTCCCCGATATTTTTACTGAATGCTGCCTTTAATGAAGTGTAAATATTATCATTATTAATTTCTTTTGGGTCAGCAACTCCTAATTCATATTGAAGCGGAATCAAACCTTCTGTATGGACTTTAGCATTTTTAACGAACGTTGGATTCTCAACTATTAGTGCTTCATCTCCATCAAAATCACACATAATAATGAATGGAATCATGTCATGTATAGACACATAGCAACCATTAGTAGTGAACCAGTCCTTCGTTTTATCAGTGACAACATTGTCTCTTACCGTATGTTCATTGGCATTTAAGTGCGGTGAACGTAACACATCTAATTTATCCTCACCAGCATTGTAAAGTTTACAGCTCACCTGTTTATCCTCTAATAGTCCAGTAACCTCCAATCCAAATAACCACTGTGCAAATGCATAAACATCAGGTATTAAATATGTACGTTTAGTATTTGGTATTAAAATCTTACCTGCACGTGCATTTTTGACTAGTTCAGCCTTCTGTTTCTTAACCATTTCCTTCACATATTCATCATGGATTAAATCGTTATATAAACTTAATGACTTATGTATTGGTCTTTGATATTCACTCTCTGCATTAACACCAATAAACGAAAGCATATTATCAAGTGTTTCCGTTGCTGTTTCAATCATCTCTTTTGTGTGACTAGTAATTTCCTCTAAATCATTTTGGTCTAAATTGAAAAGTGTCTGCAACATCTGATAATTAATAGCCTTATCATCAAATACATCAACATCCTGATTACAAATTGCAAATTCACATCCATACTTAATGAAATCGTGTTTATACTGTTGCCATGTGATTTTAGGATTGTCTTTATTAGTTAATTGTTTATAAAATTTCATCTGACTAGCGGTAAAAATAATCTCGATACCTTCATCTATAACATTCCATTCTTTACCCCATACATCTTTGACAACTGATTTTGCTTTAGGAAATTTCTTTAGGAACTTATCGAATGGGAATGGCGTTAATAATCCTTTAAACCCTCCTGCACCACGGAATTGAATATTTTTATTTGATACAGAAGGTAACATAATCCCACATCCATCCATAACTGGATTAGTAATATCTTTAGTTGTAGTAATTACCTCATATTTTGAATTAATATAGTCAACCTCTACATCTTTAATCATGAACTCAAAGTCAGGAACAACAATTGCTTTATTAATATCAAACCCTTCCCACTTTACACTGCTACTATTACACAAGGCTTTATAGGCGATCAATTTATTAATACTAATACTTCCAATCATTTTATCAGTTAATCCTGCCGTTAGTTTATTCTCAATTTGCATATATCTAATTTCATTAACAAACACTAACTTTTTAGTTCTAATTTGACCACTTGATGAGAATGCAAACTTGTAGCGCTTACCAAGATAATTAAATCCACGTTTAATAATTTGTTCCATGACTACATCGTGATACACTTCTACTACAATAAAATCTATTGTTGGTTTAATTTCTTCCTCATCATCATCAACTGAGATTGATTGTAATTCTAATGCACGTGTAAATGTTGATTCAAATTGTGCGATTACTTTACTGTCTGTTAGTCGTTCCTGCTTCAATTCTCTAGTATCATCCTTATGTAATGGTAATAAATTTCTTAATACAACAGATAACTCATCAACTTGCTTATTTATTTCTTTATTGCTAATTCCTTTTTTCTTATTAGTCTTAATTTGTTCCTTCAATTCAAATATTTGTTGTTGAATCCCCATTTCCTGCTCATTAAATAAATCACTAGTTGTAATGCTGTATAAGTAAACTTGATTTGTTTGTAAACTCATAATTTAACTCCTCCAATTTTTTATTTTTTCGATTTGATATGTAATAAGGTCAAAACAATTGGTATGCTAATTTCTAAATCAAACATTCCGTTAAGCGGTCAAAAAACGCCCGCTAACTTCATGTAAGTTTAAGAAATCATCATCCCCATCCGTACAAAATTAAAATTTTGTCCGTCTGATACTGTTCTTTTTATATTAATTATTAAATTTTCTCAATATGTAAAATTATGTATAAAATATTAAATTACTAATTATGTAGGATTTTTATTACTTTGGGGAATATTTTAGGAAATTTATAATATAGTTATAATCTTCCACTTTTTTACCCCTAATTGATTACCCAATAAGTTTTATCTCTATTAGGATTCTCAGAACCATCTTCTAATTTCCTTCTTTTATCAACATAACTTGATATTGAATAATTAATGTTATTCTCACTTAAATATGAATTAATAGTTTTTAATCCTTTTTGAATTCTATTCTTATTATCTCTAAGCCCAACTTTTTCAATTAATACTTTCCGTTCATTGCTAAATAAAAACTTCCCAATTAAACCATTAAGATACATTTCTAATTCATTTACTACTTCTACATCTACCACCTTTTCAATTAACTTTGATTCATCAAATGTACAATCTAATTCAAGCCACGATAATTGAACTTTCACATAAGCAAATGAATCATCTTTAAAGGCTTTTACCATTTCAGTAGCAAATCCATAATCTAATTTAAGTCTTCTTAACCCAACAGGATTTTGTTGCCATTCGTTCGTTTCTTCATCAAGGTAAAACAATTCAACTGGGACTTTATTGTGATCTAAATGGTACTTTGATTTAAAATATTTCTTACTATCCCTGTACAGTTCTACTTTTCTTAAATTAGGTATGTAATTAGTATTAATTTTTGTATTAAATACACTTGCTTTAAAAGTTGGTATGTACAATTTAACTTGTCGAGCATCGTGTATGTCGACTCTAATTCTTCCGACTTCTTGAATAAATGTTGTTTTATCATAAGCAAGGACAACTAAATTCTTAACTGAGTCATCATTAATATTTATACCGTTATCAAGGAATTTAGTAGCTATCAAAACCTTTTGAGGGAACTTTTCATCCTCAATTACATCTTCTGTTGATTTTGCATGAACAAATTTAACATCTATACCCGATTCTAATAATTCCTTTTCAAATTTATCGCCCTTTGTTTTACTGGTAACGAATATTAACCACTTATCATCAGATTCATCATTTTTAATAAGTTGTAACATATCACAATCTTTTTTAAAGTAAGATACATCCAAATAACGATAATCTCGACCTGTTTCATACGTATGTAATTGCTTATAGTATTTAGCTTTGTTGATGATTCCTTCAATTTCATCGGGTGTTGCAGTAATAAATACTCGAATGGATTGGGGATATTCTTCTAGTAATAATTTATAAAGCATTAAATGAGTTTTATTATTGAAAGAGCTATCTGTAAGTATGAAATGAGCCTCATCTAGAATTATGTACTTATATAAATCTAGATTTAGTCCTATTTGTTTGGCTAATGCCTGATATGTAGTAACTTTTACTTTACCGAATACAGTTTGCTTATCTAATTCTTGTAAATCTAATTTTTTTATCTGATTTTCTGTCAATTTACCTTCTTTTTTTAGTAGTGACTTTTTTATGTCTCTGGATAATTTACGTCTATTACATAAGTAAATCATGTGCTCATTTGGTTTTAATGAATCTAACAATTGATTTACAACAAATGACGTTTTCCCTGTCCCTGTTTGACTACTAATTAATACAGTGTCCCCTAACCCCCATTTTTCTAAGTATTCATCTTCAATTACATTAGAAATGTATTGTAAATTTAACTTCATACTAACCCCCCAATATTCTCCTTCTCTATTTACCTTGTTTGTGTTATAATTTTTATTGTTGATAAAATGGACAAATACTACTCACTGGCTAGAGTGAGCAGTATAGTAATCTTTAAATTTTAATTATTATCTTTCGTAGTTGATTTTCATAAACCGGTCTAAATCACCGAAAATTTCTTTAATAGTCCCACCATATTGTTGTTGTCTCTGTTTGAGTTCATCAATAAATTTTTCAAATAGGTGATGTAGCTCAAACTCATCGATAAATGTGTTAAGGATATTGACAGCGCACTCTTTATCAAAGCGGTAATCGATAAATCGTTGTTCAGTTTCATCAATACCTGCGTCCAATAATTCCACGAGATTGTATTGGTCATCGTTTAAGTCTGATTGAGACATCATATCAATTAAGTCTCTAATCGTTAAATATAAACCTGTATCATCCTTCTTTTGCATAGTTTCCTTGCTAATTGGTGGTAACATATTATTCTCGTTTATTACAATTACTTTTCCATCTACAGTAAAATCCTGAACAGCCCACACTTCATGCAAATTAATAATATATTTACCTATTTCAACTGCTGATAGTCTATTTTTTTGTGCAACTTTTAGGACACTTGCAATTCCCTCTGCTCGTAATTGTTGATTCGAATAGTACAATTTTGTAATCCCATCCCCTAAGATAATCCCTGCAACAATTTCTGGCTCCATATTTAATTTTGTCATTAATCCACTTCTCCTTTTCTATTCTAGAATTTCCCGATTGTGCAACTACTATTAAACTACTAAGCTGTAACCTAAAACTTCAAACCCGCTTGATTGAATAATGCATGAGTAGACTTTATCTTCGGTACGATCTAAGTAATCAAAGTTGCTAATTACGTTATCGTTTAAATAGTTTCCAGCTAAAACATATGCCTGTTGTTCACTATCAGCTTGAATATCTAGTATTACTGATAAATCTACAATAGCTTGTCCATCTTTATTGATGTACATTTCGCAAGAATCTACGTCTAGAACGTCACCTTTTACTGAAGTCAGATTAAGTATTTGCATTTCATCTACATCTAAAGAGTAAGGTATTGTAAACTCCTTTTGATTTAATGAAGTGATAAAAATTCGCGTAATTGCTTTACCGTTGAATGCTCCTACTGTATCCCCAATTGATGGATACTTTACTGTTGGGAAATTACCTGCTACGTGTAAAGTTAATGCTACTGGTACTTTGTAATTTGTCATAATTAGTTCCTCCAAATCTAGTATTTTTATTTGTATGTCAACTACCATAAGTGGCAGAAGTTACCTCATTATCTGGTGCTTTTATATTGTAACAGAGCAAAATTAGTTTTCACAAAGAAAATTATAGTAATTTTTTTCTATTTTTGTTAATTTTCCAATGAGATTTTGTTTATTTGCATTGCAACCTTTGCCCATTTATTTTGCTACGAGTGGTAATAATGACAACACAGTTACAAATATGGATACAGCATATAAGCCATAAAACCAAATGCGATCAGATATGCTTACATCATCACCTAAGAAGTATTCGTTTATTGCTCGTATCACCTTCATTTCATTTAACTCCTTTGACTACGTTACTATGTCATTATAGTAACATGACTAATTACCGTTGTCAACCACGTTTGTTAGTCAACTTCATTCCGTTGTCAGAATTGATAATTTGACATATAATATTACATAATAAATATTAAAGAAGGTGACACTATGCCTGTACGTGTTAAATCTAATTTAAAAGCGATATTAGATGAACGAAATATTAGCATTCGACAATTAACAGGAATGGCTGGAATATCATTTGAATCTGCTAGAAGATTATATAATGACGATACAAAACAATATCAAAGAGATACGCTCGGAGCAGTATGTAATGCACTAAATATTGAAATTGGAGAACTATTAATACTTGTAAAAGAACCTACTAAATCTGAAGACGAATAAAAAGCGTAACCAATAATGGCTACGCTTTTTATGTTTATTACATTGCTTCCCCAACAGTTTTCAAGATTTCTAAAAACATTGGCGATAATTGAATTAGAATATAACCAAGTCCTGCGTGCATCATCATATCAAATGCCTTTTCTTTATTCCCTATCATTATCAAAAAGAACGCACAAACTACAATAACGCTCGCGATAGGAAATGAGATTGCCACTAGTAGTTCTATGATTGGGTCTAATACAGTTGCCAACGCAGTTAATGATGCATCAGCAATTACTCCAGTAGGTTCAGGTATTATATTGGTTGGTATGGTATTTACAACAAGCGGTGTATAAGTTTCTGTTAGAGCGGATGGTTCTATTAATGGTTGTGCGGATAATGTTTTGAATGGTTCTATTACATTTGAAGCTTCATAAAATGAAGTTGTAGGTAAAGTATCACTTTTAAAATAATTATATGCTGCTAACCCTACAGAAACGGTAGCAGGTGCTGTGGCGGCTATAGCTACCGTTTTTCTTGTGGCATACTTTTTATCTTCTTTCCTCATTTTCTCAAACTCTTTAAATCGTTCGCTATAATCTGTCAATTCACTCGCCTTAACAACCTCTACTTTTTTACGTTTAAAAAACATCCTATCCCCCATCGCTTATTTAATATCGTCAACTGTATATACCTTTACTTTTAATCCCTCACAAACTTGCTCAAGTTGTTTTCTACGCAGTTCTGTTCGAGTCACCCAAATAAGAGTAGGATAATAGCCATATTGTTTTTCAAAACTTTCTATGAGGATTTTATAACGTTTGATTTTGTCTTTATTTTCTTTCATAGTCTGAGTGTTATCTACTTCCAAGTAACATTTAAAACCATTTCGAGTAAATGAAGCATCACATCTTAGAAACATGCGATTATTACTATCTAAGAACTCAACCTCACTCTTCCAATCATTTGGGCAATTATAAAATAACCAAAATTGATTTCGAATAATTGAATGTAAAATATGATTTCCTTTTTTTCGTACTGTTTCCGAGCCTACATAATAACGCCCAAATTTAGATAAATAATAAACAGTGTCATGCCCCTCTTTTGTTGTCATGAGATATTCTGATAAGTTATTTAGAATTCGATTAGTATTACGGACTTTACCCAACTTGAAATATTGCCTTAATTGATCTCGAGTTAAATAATCAAACCTCTCTAAAAGTAGCAAAATCTGTTCGTCCCTGTTCGTTAATTTCTTCTTTGTAATCATCAATTTGCACCCCCTTCTTTATGACGAAAGGAGCTATTGATTCTTTAATCATTCCAGAAGTAACTAATGGTGTTTGAACTATTTCACGTTTATCAGCACTTTGTAAGATAGCACGACCTTTTATTTCAGGTAACATTTCTGCACCCTCACTATCTAATACAACTCTTGAAGCAACTCCTGATTGAACACGAAAACATAACTTTGCATCAGAATTTTGTTTTACTTGCCTTGGAATAACGTCACCTGTAGGATATTGAGTGGCTACCACTAAACGGAAACCTAATCCGGCACCTAGTCTTGCAATTTGAGACATATATTTTTGACATTCATATTTTATATCTTTTTCTGCTTTTACAGATTCACTAGGATTTAATTCTCCAACTTCATCAATTATCACAAAATAGCGTTCTTCAATACCTGCTTCTTGCACGTTCTTCTTTCCTAATTTTTTAAGTTTCATTTGAATACTTCTCATTTTGTCGTAAGCTAATTTAAGTGTTTCTAAGGCTTCTTGTGGTTCATAAGCAATTGAAACTGTTTGTTTGATATTTTCATAATCACATAACTCAACCCCACCCTTTAAATCAATCAGGAACAAATTAACGTAATTAGGTTTACTATTTAACAAACTGATAATAATTGAATTAATAAAATTCGATTTTCCATATCGAGTAGCCCCACCCAATGCAAGATGAGGAATCTTTTCAAAGTCATGAAATTTGAATGTATTATATTTACGTGTTATTCCTACTGGTACTTCCCAATTTTCACCTTTTATAAATAACACTTTAGATGGTAATGGCTTATCATACACACGTATAATTAATAATCCATTATAATCAAGCTCAATCTCCTTCGATTCTGTTAACTTTTTTCTCCACAATTCCTTAAGTTGCAGTATGATATTCCCATCCCAATCTAATGACTTTAAATCCGAAAATCTTATTCGTTTACGTCTATTATTAATACCGTCCTCTAATACATCTAACTTAGTTAAATAATCTTTAAAACTTCTACCCAACGGAATCCGATATTTATATTCCCACCCCCATTCATATTGCTTTTTAGTGATTAATTGAGTTGAAAGAGTATCCTTACCATCCTTAACATTAAGCCCACTTAAAGACATAATACGTTGAATCTTTCCACTATCATTTGTTGCTATTCCCTGTTTTTTTATAAATGCAGTAGCAGCGATACCACCAAAAATGGAAGTTGTTAATATTTCAAAAAGCATAAACCTCCCCTTTCAAAAAATGGTTACGTCACGGTTATCTTACGTAGTAAGAGTTGCTCCAAAATGGCATATTCGTAATAGTTGCTCAGGTATTGCTATTAAAGGATTTTGAGTCTGCCAAGTAGAAATACTAGGGTAGCATTAATGTTGGTATTGTAGTTGGTATTCAACTTGGTATGTTCCGTTTAACAGAATTTATGTAGAATAATACCTCAATATTCCGTTTAACAGAATTTTTTTATTTTGGAGTTGATGGATTTGGAAATTGAAGTTAAATTAAAACAACTTTTAAAACAAAGAAATATGAAACAAATCGAATTAGCAAATTTAACTGGATTAACTCCTCGATCCATTTCTGAATTAGCAAATAATCAAGTGGAGCGTATACCAAGAAAAGCGCTATTGAAAATAGCTGAGGCTTTAAGTATTACAGATATAAGAGAAATAATTGATTTTAAATTAGATGAACAATAACACTTGACAAATCCAACCCCTTACACCAGAATTGGCGTTTGTTCCAGGAAACGAGCGAAAGTAGTTACCTACTATCTAGCAAACTAAAAAATAGAATGTTAGATAATAAGTAACTACACGCCTTACACCGTCATTGTGATGTCCGAGGTTTCTCTCTGCGTCTTGTTTTGTAGGAAACTTTCGTTTCTCACATTCTCATACAATTACAGTCCTGTATGTGTTATCTGCGTAAAGATTGGTTATGTTTGCATAACTGTTTGATAACTTGAATGTGATTACCGTTACCGTAGTAACCCTGTAATCCCCCTAGCCGTTAATGGTCGCTCTCACCAATTCGGACACACTCTAAACAAGCAAAGAGTTTTGCAGTATCCTAGACTTAATTTATGCGGTGGCTAAGTCATAACCTGACCATTTTTATTTCAATTGGTGTTATTGGGCAACCACCAACGAGCAAACATGCCTTCATGCTACCTAAAAAAGACAATAGGAAACTAGACCTTTGCATTTTATCTTTTTTTGAAGTAAAATGAAGGCATGTGAATACACTCTATTTAGTTGTATGTGAATACGCTATTTGAGTGAATGAGAGGGAAAGCATTGCGAGTGCTAACCCTCTTTTTTTGTTGCTTATTTCCAATTAAAATAACGTGGTTCTAACTCATCCTTTTTAGCTTCGATCAAACTATAAACAGATTCTAATTGTTCAGGTGTTAATTCTAATTGGCGTAAATCAATTTTTAATTCGTCTAAAACCATCTTGCAATCCCCAATTGAACCGTATTGAGCAATAGATGGTCTAAAATAATTTGTAATCATTTTCTTAACCCCCTTTTATTTAACAATGAATTAGCCGGAGAATAATTATCGTGTGCTATTCTCATATCATTCGTGTCCATTTGAATATATCTACGCATTGTTCGAATATCTGACCATCCACCAATTTTTTGTAGTGTGAAAGCGTCTGCACCATTCAATACCATGTTTTTAGCCCATGTATGTCTATAAACGTGTGCAGTAACTTTCTTATCTGTGATTCCGGCTTTATCCGCATAAAATTTCAAACGTTTATTAAAATGATTTTGTCCTAATGGCTCTCCCCATTGTGAAAGGAATATTCTATCTGTGCTAAAATGCTTTCTATTTTCTTCTATTAGTTGTAATAATAGTTTTAATGTGTGAGTTGAGAATGGCACTAATCGAACATGGCGATTCTTTGCAACATGACCATGCACCGTAATAAAGCGAGTTTTAAAATCAATGTCACTAATACGTAAACTTAATAGCTCTCCTGCCCTAAGCCCACAATCTAGCAAAATTGTCATACACACATAATCACGAAATCCCACATAGTCACGCAGATTGGGTTGTTTAAATAATTCTTTAATCTCGTCATCTGTAAAGTTATTAGTCAAATCTATATCTTGTTTTAGCAATTTCACGTTGGACAATGGATTGACTTGTATTAAATCCTCTCGTTCCAAATGATTGAATATTGCCTTATACACTCTCAATCGGATATTGATCGTAGTATCAGATAATCCAATTTCATCTTGCTTTTGGATGTATTTATGACCCTCGTATTTTACTGCGTCATATTTACAGTAGTTGATATAATCTCTAAGTATTTGAGTAGTTAATTCATCAACTGTTTTTAATTGGGGATAATTTTGATTTAACCATTTAATAAAATAGCCCCAATCTTTACGATAATCTTTTAAAGTACGCTCTCTTATGCCCTCTGCCATTTTAGCGGATACAGTTAAATTAAGTGCTTCATCAAATGTTAATGATGGATATGTCTTATTATTTGACATTTTAGTGAGTCGTTTCTTTTTATTTAAAGCCAT